CACTGGACTTTAGTGCAATTACTGTCACTGGTATTGGTGGCGGTGGTTCTTTCAACGGAGAGAATGGTGCAGTAAATACATCTGCAAAGGGTGACATCTTCAGAGTTCATGAACAACAACTAGACACTGATGTTACTATTGCATCAACAGACAATGCATTGGCAGCGGGGCCACTCACCATTGCATCTACAGTAACACTCACAGTGAGTGGAAACTTGACGATTGTATAGGGGATAGAGAATGGCATCAACATTAACAGTAGATAACATTGTAGGGGCAACATTATCAAGTGTTGTTGATATTCCTAATCATGTAATTGGTATGTCACATGATACATGGAGTAACACTGTTGGAACTCAATCTTACACATCTACTTCTTATACAGATATGGCAGGAACAGATATTTCATACACTCCAAAGAAAAGTGATAGTCTAATTGTGGTTCAATGGAATATTCAAGCAAGGGCCCTTGCTCCTTCTGGACAGGATTTGCGTTATTTTATTAGAACAGCTTTAGATGGAACTGGAAGTAGAGAGTATGATATTGTGGGAGATAACTTGGGTAAACTTGGTGATAGTGTATGGGTGCCTCAATGGATCAATATTACACAACAATTCAATTCAACTGGTTCTGCTATGGCATTTAAGGTTCAAACAAAGGCTCACACTTCTGGTAATTACTTGCAACTCCCCCATCATGGCGACAATCTAAATCATATTAGTAAAACAGTTTGGGAGATCGCACAATGAGCACATTAGCAGTAAACACAATTCAGGCAGAAACAGGTTCAACAGTTACAGTTGCTAGTGGACACGCTTTAGATGCATCTGCTGGACTAACAGTTCCAACAGGACATATCATTCAAGTAGTTCAATCAACAACGGAATCCACAATAGATTTTCATAGTTCACAGTATGCTAATTTAATGAATGTAGACATCACACCAACATCATCTTCTAGTAAATTTCTTGTTATGTTTTCTGGAATTATAGATTCAATTGGTGATAGTTACTTTCATGCTAGATTTTCTAAAACGGTAGGTGGAACTAAATCAACAATATATGATGCATGGGCCCATGGCGCTTTGAATTTTGGTTCAAGTAACCAACATGGTGGTGGTTATGCTATGAATTACATAGATACGCCAGGAACTACAGATACAATTACTTACCATATTGATGGACATGATATAGGTGGAAACACAAATTGTAGACTAAATGCTTCGGGAAGTTCTACACTTACAGTTATGGAAATATCTGGATAAATGATTAAACAGGAGAAAAAATAATGGCAACAGTATCAGACGCATTAAATGCTCTTGGTATTAACGAATGGATTCTTAGAGGCGAACCTACAAATGCAGAAGAATTTGGGGCAATGTTTCGTAAGGTTACAGGTGCAACAGCGGACGGTTCTGCAATTGAATCAGATAACTCTGCTGATTGGGGTGTGTCTTGGGATGAAGTCAATGTTAAACTTCAAGACTTGAACGCAAGAGAACCACTGGAAAATCTAAGAAAAGAAAGAGACAGACTTATTGCTGAAACAGATTGGTGGGCAAGTTCTGACCTTACAATGACGGCAGAACAGACTGCATATCGTCAGGCACTTCGTGATATTACAGAGGACTATAGTTCTCTTGATGATGTCGTGTGGCCTACAAAACCATAAGGTTATGAGATGTCTAACCAGACTGATATTCTAGATAATGTTCTTGGTGTTACAGATATTGTGGAAACAACAACCAGAGAAGTAACGCCTCCGAAACCAGTTCTTGTTCCAGAAACAAAACTGAATGAAGAGGACATTGACAATGATTATAAATATCAGAGAGAAAACTTTTATAATCTGATAGAAAGAGGACAGGATGCAATTGATGGTATCCTAGACCTTGCAAGAGAATCAGAACATCCTAGAACCTATGAAGTTGCTGGGAACTTGATAAAACAGGTTGCAGAAGTCACAGAGAAACTTGGAGACTTACAATCAAAGATGAAGAAACTCAAAGAAGTTCCTAACTCTGCACCAAAGAATGTCACAAACGCATTATTTGTGGGAAGCACAGCAGAACTACAGAAGATGTTAAAAGGAAAAGAATAAGATGCCATTAACTAGAATTAGACAAACGGCGATTGGTAACGATAGTATTACCACTGCAAAACTGGATGACACTTCTGGTGGTTTGACACTGCCTGGCGTAGAATATGTTAAAGTTCCAGTAGGAACAACCGCACAGAGGCCAGGAAGTGCTGCTGCTGGTGAACTTAGATTCAACTCAGATTTGGGTATTCTAGAACAATGGAATACAAATACTAATAGTTGGCAGGGAATTGATTCTCCTCCAATCATTTCTTCGGTTTCATATCCAAGTCCTGTTACTGCTGCTGATCCAGCTGGTGGCGAAACAATAACTCTTACAGGAACAAACTTTACATCTGGTTCTAGTGTTACGGTTGGTGGAACTGCTGCATCCTCAGTTACACTTGTTAATTCAACAACTATTACATTTACATCACCAGCAAAGTCTGCTGGAGATTATGATGTAAGATTGACAGGTGGAAGCGGACTTGCCGCTACACTAACAAATGGTATTTCTTATAATGGAACTCCATCATTTACAACCGCCAGTGGTAATGTTGGTAGTGTAGAAGATGATATAGCAATGTCTACGATTAACATTGTTGCAACAGAAACAGATGGTGGAGCAATCACTTATGCAATCACTACTGGTGCGTTGCCTACTGGCGTTTCAATGAGTTCTGCTGGTGCAATTACTGGAACACCAAATGTTAATCCTACTGGTAATACAGACTTCAACTTTACTGTAACTGCAACTGATGATGAGAATCAGACAAATACAAGAAACTTTATTCTAACTGTTGTTCGTCCAGTATATACTTACGAAATTACTCAATCATTAACATTTAATGACGGCGCTCTTCCTTACATAGATAGATTCCCATCAAGTGATGGTAATAGAAAAGTTTGGACATCATCCTTTTGGATTAAAAGAGCGCAAACAGGGCAAGCCCACTACTTATGGTCTGGCGGTGCTTATAGTGGTAATGATGGAATTGCCGCAATTTATATCAACACTGATGATAAAATTCACATATACTATGATACTTCTGGGTCAAATCCAGCTGGAGCGGTTTCTGCAAAAACGCTAACTGATACCACAAATTGGTATCACATTGTTTGGGCAGTTGATGCTGCCAATACCCAACACAAAATTTGGGTTAATGGTGAAAGATGGGATACTGACACATCTAAATATCCACCAAACTTCGACTATGGTATGAATAAGAGTGGAACTGTATCTAGATTTGGAACACAGGCCTGGGGTGCTGGTAATTATTTTGATGGTTATCTTGCAGAGATGCATCATATTGATGGTCAGTATTTGGATTACACATATTTTGCAGAAGAATACAATGGTGTGTGGATTCCTAAAAACTTTGATGTTTCTACAACGCCGGCCGCATCTTATGGAACGAATGGTTTCTCATGGGCAAAGACAACTGCTCCCGGCATCTATGTAGAAACCGATGGTAAAACACCATTTGGAGATATGACAGGACAAAGTGGACTTGCTGCTGCATTTGATGGAAATGTTTCAACTACATATTCCAATTCTGCACAGGCAACTGGTTCTGGATATGTCGGAGTAGACTTGGGTTCTGGAAACGAGGTTGCTCTAACTGGTGCCTTCGTGTATACTACACAATATGGAATTTTAGGTTCTGGTGGTTCTACTATTGATCTTCAACTTTGGGGGTCAAACACTTCGCCTACTAGTGCATCTGATGGAACAATGATTGCATCTACAGGCGCCAAAGCAGATTTTTCAACCAATCAGGGCGACTTTAGATGCGTTGCTGGTTCTAACTCCACTGCATATCGTTATATTTGGGTAAGAGGTGTTACTAATACTGATGACTTCTTCTGTTCTGAAGTTGAGTTTTTCAAAGATGGGCCATCTACAGTAGGTGACGGTTGGAACACATTAGAAGGTAGAAATTATGGTCAATGGAGAGAATCATGCAGACAAGATTCACCAACTAATAATTTCCCGACTTGGGATTCTAGAGGAAACTTTGGTGGGTTTACCTATTCTCAAGGAAGTAATGACATTAACACAAATCATCCAGGCAATGATTTAGGTTGTGCTATCACTATGATGTTCCCATCTACTGGTAAATGGTATTGGGAAGAATATATTTCAATATCAGATTCGTCCGATGCTAGAAACGCACATTATCTAGAAAGAGAAAGTGCTAGTTATAAAACTGCTGGAACAGTATCAACTTATCCAGACAACTCTCTTGGACAGGGAAATTATTTTTCATTTAGTTGCCAAAGCACTTCTTTGAGTGGCCCAACGGTAAACTCAAATCTAAACGAAGCTGCAAGAACTAATGGTGGTGGAGTGTTTGCATTTGCTTATGATGCAGACAATGGACAGGTTTGGATAGTTAAAGATGGGGCAATTGATACATCAACAACTGCTAATGTAACTGGACTTGATACTGGCGTTCCTAGAATTTGGGTAGTGAGAGAAGGGTCTGGAACAGTAAGTGGGGGGAATAGACTAAATTTTGGTAATAACCCTAGTATGTCTAGTTCAACAACTTTTGGAACTAATACTGATTCTAATGGTGTTGGTAAATTCTTTTATGCAGTGCCTTCTGGTTATAGTGCGCTCTGTTCAAAGAATATTCGAGAATTACTATATTCTCATACACTAGATAATGGTGTAGATAAGGGTTTTGCTGCAAAGACATATACAGGTAACGGAACTAATCCAACAACTTTGACATATGACATGGCACCAGACTTATTCGCCACAAAGAATGTTGAATCTGGTTATAACTGGGCAGTCTATGATACAGTCAGAGGCGCACTTGATGAAATTTCATTCTCTACTTCAAACGCTGCTAATACTGAAACTGTTGGACTAACATCATTTACTTCTACTGGTGTGGTTGTTGGCAATAGGGCAAACATGAATGAAAACACAAAAAGATATACTTCTTTTGCATGGAAGGCTGGTGGCGCTCCAACTGCAACAAATACAGGTGGACAGACCCCAACATCTGGTTCGGTAATGATTGATGGTGTTGCATCTACTGATGCACTACCTAGTGCTGACATTTATCCTAAAAAGATTAGTGTAAGTCGTGACTACGGATTCTCTATCGTAAGATATACTGGTGATGGTGGTTCTCCAAAGAATATTCCTCATCTAATAAACAAAACACCATCGCTGGTGATGGTAAAGAATATTGATGAAAACTCTAGAAGATGGCAAGTGTGGTGCGCTGGAAACAATGGTTCAAACAATCTATTGTTGTCTGATGCTGCCGAGTCTGGTTATAGTTCTAGAGTTGCTGGAGAAAATCTGACTTCATCACTATTCCAAGTTGAAGATTCAGATCCAAACGGAAATGCCTTTGTCAATAAGAGTGGGGTAGATTATATTGCCTATCTATGGGCAGAAGTTGATGGTTTCTGTAAGGCTGGATATTATCACTTTAATGGTTCTGCTAACGGGCCCGTAGTCAACTGTGGATTTAGACCCTCTGTTGTATGGGTTAAGAGAATCGGTGGCGGAACTGGTGCATGGGATTTTTGGAGTGATGAAGAAGAACCACAAAATCCAATGGGTAAACAGGGTTATATTCATGCTTCTAGTGCCTCGTCAACTTCGCTGGATCACGACATTGACTTCTTTGGAAATGGTTTCCAGATTAAAGATACATCTTCATCTGTAAATACATCAACTGGTTCTCCTAGATATTTCTATATCGCATGGGCAGATACACCACAGAAGTTCTCAGTTGCGTATTAAAAAATAGAACTATGTTATGTCAAATTATGAACACTATCTTGGAAACCCACTACTAAAGAAAGCGAATGTTCCTGTCGAATGGACAAAGGAACAAGTTCTTGAATATCAGAAGTGTATGGAAGACCCCATATACTTTATCAAGAATTATATCAAGATTGTATCTCTAGATGAGGGTCTCGTGCCCTTTGAGATGTATGATTTCCAAGAAGACATTGTAGATACAATTCACAACAATCGTTTTACGATTTGTAAACTCCCTAGACAGTCTGGTAAATCAACAACACTTATTTCTTATGTGTTGCACTATGTTCTGTTCAATGCGAACATGAATGTTGCAATCCTTGCCAACAAGGCCGCAACTGCAAGAGATATTCTAGGAAGACTTCAACTCGCATACGAAAACCTACCTAAGTGGTTACAACAAGGCGTTATGTCTTGGAACAAAGGTTCACTTGACTTAGAGAACGGTTCTCGTGTAGTTGCATCATCCACATCTTCTTCTGCTGTTCGTGGTGGTTCTTACAATATGTTGTTCTTGGACGAATTTGCTTTCGTTCCACAGAATGTTGCAGAGGACTTCTTTAGTTCGGTATATCCTACAATCTCATCTGGTAAGTCTACCAAAGTTGTTATCGTATCAACTCCTAACGGTATGAACTTGTTTTACAAGTTGTGGACAGATGCAGAGAATGGACGGAACTCCTATAATATCATAGATGTTCACTGGAGTCAAGTTCCAGGCCGTGATGAGAAGTGGAAAGAAGAAACCATTTCAAACACCTCTAAGGAACAATTCCAAAGAGAATTTGAGTGCGAGTTCTTGGGTTCTACCAATACACTTATACATCCATCTAAGATTAAGTCAATGGCATTTCTCAATCCTATTCAGTCTAATGCTGGATTGGATATGTATGAGAAACCGAAAGAAGGACATCTATACACAGTAGTATGTGATGTTGCAAGGGGAACACAGAACGACTATTCTGCATTCCTTGTATTTGATGTTACAACAGTTCCTTATAAGATTGTTGCGAAATATCGTAATAACGAAATTAAACCTCTACTCTTTCCTAATATTATTCACGATGTTGCGACTGCATATAACACCGCATACACATTAGTTGAGGTAAATGATATTGGTGAACAAGTTGCATCTGCACTACAGTTTGACTTAGAGTATGAGAACCTTATCATGGCATCCATGCGTGGGCGTGCGGGTCAGGTGATTGGTGGTGGTTTTAGTGGGGGTAAAGCGCAATTGGGTGTAAGAACCACTAAGGCTGTAAAATCACTAGGATGTTCTAACCTCAAACAGATTATTGAAACAGACAAGTTAATTATACAAGATTATGACTTAATCAATGAGTTTTCGACATTCTCACAAAAGGGACAGTCATACGAGGCAGAAGATGGACACACAGATGACCTTGCAATGTGTTGTGTAATCTTTGCATGGTTAATTCAACAAACATACTTCAAAGAGTTGACAGATGATGATATTCGTGCTAGAATGTTCCTAGAACAACAACATCAACTAGAACAAGACATGGCACCGTTTGGATTTATTGATGATGGTATCAATGATTATGGAGAAACTATTGTAGATGAGTATGGAACTCGTTGGAGTCCAGTGGTTCGTTCTTATGATTCCGATTGGTAGAAATCTCTAAAAACCTACATAATATCAATAATATCGTTTTTTAGTTTAAGGAAACAATTCGCACAAACGACTTTGGATTGATTGATTAAGCCCATAACTTCTGTTCTGGATTCCTCATTCAATCCTTTTCTTTTGGTTAAAGAACGGATTTTCCTCTCATGAGGATAAAACTGGAGACAGGCAGTTTCAGATTCACCACAGTGACAACACATTCTATCCCCAAGATATTCATTAACCCATATCTTGCGTTTACGATAGTTTCTCTGTGATACTTTCTTTATGGTATCTTTGTATTTCTGATAGTGCTCCGACATAAAACTATTTATGTGCTGCTAAACCTATAAAAAATCGTCTGGAAAGATGTGTTTTTATAAATATAATTGAAATTTGAGGATAACCTTAGATTATTAAATCCATAAAGGAGAAACAGAGATGGCATTTCAACTATCCCCTGGCGTGCTAGTCAAAGAAATTGATCTGACCAATATTGTTCCTGCTGTTGCAACCTCTATCGGTGCGATTGCTGCTGGATTCCCACAGGGCCCAGTAGAAGAAATCATTCCGATTGGTTCAGAAGCAGAATTGGCATATTTCTTTGGTAAACCAAACTCAGATAACTTTGAGACTTGGTTCACTGCCGCTAACTTTCTTCAATACGGAAACGCTCTTCGTGTAGTTCGTGCAGACACAGCCGCTGTCAACGCTACCGCAGACGGAACTGGATTGAAGATTAAAAATGACACAGATTATGAAGATAACTATGCTGATGGTTCTGGTTCTGTTGGTGAGTGGGCTGCAAAATTCCCAGGCACATACGGAAACTCTATCGGTGTTTCAGTTTGTTCATCTGCAACTGCATACGAACAGACAGTTACTTCAACAGTAGATGGTGCTCACAGTATTGGTGCAACGACACTTGCTGTTACTGACGGAACAGAGTTCAGTGTTGGTGACATCATTTATCTACAAGAAACAAATGGACAACAGTATGAAGTTACTGCAATCGCAACTAACGACCTAACTATTCGTCAACTAGACAACCCTAACGGTGGTGGTCTAAAGACTGCAATGGCAGGTGGTGAAGCAATTCGCAGACGCTGGAAGTTCTATGACCTATTCGATGCTGCCCCAGGCACATCAACATGGGCTGCTGGTAAAAACCTTGCTAGTGATGAACTTCATGTTGTAGTTTATGACAGAGATGGTGGTATCACTGGTTTTGATGCTGACATTGCTGGACAGAGAACTACTGCTGTTCTAGAAACATTCGCATTTGCATCACAGGCAAATACTGCAAAAACACCACAAGGTGGAACAAACTTCTACGCAAATGTTGTGAACACTGGTTCAGAATATGTTCGTTGGATGGATCATGATGCCACCCTAACAAACGCTGGAACTACTCTTGCATCTGGTGGAACTTATGCTTCTAGTGCTGGTAATGATGGTGTTCTCACAGATACACTTTCTGGTGGAACTGACGACAACCCAACTATTGGTGAACTAGACATTGCATATCAGTTGTTTGCTGATGTTGACACAGTAGATGTAAACCTAGTTATGGCAGGAACTTGTCCTGCTTCAACAGATGGTGTAACACACGCAACCATGATTATCGACCTCTGTGAGGCTCGTAAAGATTGTGTTGGTTTCATCTCTCCTCGTAGAGAAGATGTTGTTGGTGTAACTACTGGTGCTGCACAGACAACTAATGTTGTAGGTTTCTTTGACCAACTTGCAAGTTCATCTTATGCAGTATTCGATTCTGGATACAAGTATATGTATGATAAGTATAACGATGTATACCGTTATGTTCCGCTAAACGGTGACATTGCCGGACTCGCTGCAAACACCGATAATGTTGCAGAGCCTTGGTATTCACCCGCTGGTTATAACAGAGGACAGATTCGTGGCGCAGTTAAGGTTGCATTCAACCCAACTAAGGCACAGAGAGATATTCTCTACCCTGCCCGTGTCAACCCTGTAATGACACAGCCTGGACAAGGAACAGTGTTGTTTGGTGACAAGACTGCATTGGCAAGACCATCTGCATTCGACAGAATCAATGTTCGTAGATTGTTCATTGTTCTTGAGAAGGCGATTGCGACTGCTGCTAAGTTCCAACTGTTTGAGTTCAACGATGAGTTTACTCGTGCTCAGTTCAGAAACTTGGTAGAACCGTTCTTGCGTGATGTTCAAGGTCGTAGAGGTATCACTGACTTCTCAGTTGTTGCCGATGAGACTAACAACACAGGTGAAGTAATTGATAGAAATGAGTTTGTTGCAGACATCTACATCAAACCTGCTCGTTCAATTAACTTTATTACACTTAACTTTATTGCTGTTAGAACTGGTGTTTCTTTCAGTGAGATTGGCGGATAAGGAGATAAAAAATGGCTAGTATTGATGAATTCAAAGCTTTCCTTGACGGCGGTGGTGCTCGTGCCAATCAGTTTAAGGTAACACTAACAACCCCAACAGGAATTAGCACAGGACTTCCAACTGTAACTGCTTCTTTCCTTATTAAGACTGCTGCGTTGCCTGGGCAAACAATTACTGACATTCCAGTAAACTTTAGAGGTAGAATCCTCTATGTTGCTGGTGACAGATCGTTTGAGCCTTGGACAACTACTATTCTTAATGATACTGATTTTGCTCTAAGAAACGGTATTGAAAGATGGATGAGTGGTATCAATGACTTGGAAACAAGTATTGGTAGAACTAATGTGTCTCAATATACTGCTGATCTTACAGTAGAACAGTTGGATAGAGAAGAGAATATTCTAAAAACTTATGTTCTTAGAAACTGTTGGCCAACTGCTGTTGGACAGATCGACTTGAATATGGACACAGTAAGTGAAATTGAAACCTTTGATGTGACATGGAGATACACATCATTTAGTGCTTCAGGCGTATAATCCAGTTTGACAAACCTACTAAATAGTAGGGTAAAAACTAGGAGAACTATAGTATGGCTGAACTATTTGGTTTCAGAATCACAAGAGCGAATCAAGGGAAGGGGAGTGATGGTTTCACGGCCCCTTCCACTGATGATGGAACTCTTGACATCGTATCGGGTGGAGGTCTTTATGCCTCCATTCTCGATATGGATGGTCGTGATCGTAATGAACTTGATTTAATTCGTAGATATAGAGATATTGCACAACAACCAGAGTGTGATAGTGCGATTGAAGATATTGCGAATGAAGCGATTGTCTCTGACGAAAGGGGACAATCGGTATCTATTTCCCTCGACAGATTAGAACTTTCCCCAAACATCAAATCTAAAATTAGAGATGAGTTTGATGAGGTATTGCGTCTACTCGACTTTAATGCAAAGGGACATGACATCTTTAGAAGATGGTATGTTGACGGACGCATTTATTATCACAAAGTAATTGATAAGAAGTCGCCTCGTAAGGGGATTCAAGAAGTAAGATATATTGACCCTCGCAAAATTCGTAAGGTGAGGGAACAAAGAAAAGAAAAAGATATTGCAACTGGGCTTGATATTGTCAAAGGTGTTGATGATTATTACCTATACAATGATAAGGGTATAGATCAAAACACTGGAACATCAAGTGGTATTAAAATTACCGCAGACTCAGTTACTTACTGCCCTTCTGGACTTGTTGATATGCACAAAGGAACTGTCCTTTCATATCTAAACAAGGCAATCAAACCTGTTAATCAGTTGCGTATGATTGAGGATGCGTTGGTTATCTATCGTATCTCTCGTGCGCCCGAAAGACGAATCTTCTACATTGATGTTGGTAACTTGCCTAAGGTAAAGGCAGAGGCATACCTCAAAGATGTGATGAATCGTTATCGTAACAAACTTGTTTACGATGCAAGAACTGGTGAGATTAGAGATGACAGAAATCATATGTCCATGTTGGAAGATTTCTGGTTGCCTCGTAGAGAAGGTGGTAGAGGAACAGAAATTACTACTCTTCCAGGCGGTTCAAACTTGGGTGAGATTGATGATATTAAATACTTCCAACAGAAGTTGTATCGTTCACTCAATGTTCCAATTTCAAGACTAGAGGCCGAGAACTCATTCAGTATCGGTCGTTCTGATAACATTACAAGGGACGAACTCAAATTTACAAAGTTCGTTCAAAAACTTCGTAAGAAGTTTACCGTTCTATTTCAAGACATTCTAAAGACACAGTTGGTGTTAAAGGGTGTTATTGCGGTAGAAGAATGGGAAACAATCAAAGAACACCTACAATTTGATTTCCTACAAGATGGACACTTCACAGAGTTGAAGAATGCAGAGATTATGCAGAACCGTCTAGATATGTTGGGTCAAATTGAAAGTTATGTAGGTGCATATTTCTCTAAGGAATATGTTAAAAAGAACATCCTAAGAATGACTGATGAAGAGATTGAAGAAATCGAAAATCAGATTAAGGATGAATCGGGCGGAGATATGGGAGCCGATCCAATGGGACAGGATGACGGTATGTTCGCACAAAACGATCCAAAACAAGGAGATAAATAATGGAAGCAGTAAAAGACTTTGTTGATTCTATTGCTAAAGGCGACAACCTTGAAGCAGAAACTCATTTTAATACTGCACTTGCACAAAAAGTGGGTAGCGCATTAGAAACAAAAAGAATGGAAGTTGCGAAATCATTCGTGACAGACCATATTCCAGAGGTAGAAGAAGATAGTGAGTAAGACGATTTCTGAACTCTATAAAGAGTTACCAGAAAAAGATGAGCATAAAATGTCTAAGGAGTATAAGAAATTATCTCCTAAGATGAAGAATGCTGTTGACGCTATTTTCAAGGAAATGGAGTCTAAACCCTCAGATTTCCTAAATACTTTTGACAAAACTATTACAAAAGTCTCAAAAGAGTTTAGAGTTCCGCCAAAGAAACTTTTAGACTATTTTGAGAATGAAGTATTAACAGTAATTTAGGAAGAAGAACCATGCAAGTAAAAGGTAACGCAACTGCCCTATCTGGAACAACTCAGTTCACTGAAGCTGGTGCAGTTTGGGTATTTAACACTGGTTCTGCTGGAACGGTTACAGTTCGTAATGTCGGAGACACTGCTGATGTAGGAACAATTTATGTTGGCGGTGGTGCTGGTATTGTTGTTCATCTACATCCTGGCGAGGGCATTCGTGGTGCAGGCACCATGTATGGAACACATATAGTTGCAGCGGGGTATTAAGACATGAAACTTATTGCAGAACAGATACAAGAAGTTGAATACATCGTAGAAGAAAAAGACGGTGGATCAAAAGAAATGAAGATTCGTGGAATCTTCATGCAGGCAGACCAGAAAAATAGAAATGGTCGTGTCTATCCATTTGGTGTGCTTCAAAAAGAAGTCACCAGATATAATAAAGAATTTGTTGCTGAAGGTCGTGCATTCGGGGAACTGGGACATCCAGAAGGCCCCACTGTCAATCTTGACAGAGTATCGCACATGATCACAAAACTGGAAGCGGATGGAAAGAACTTTATTGGTGAGGCGAAACTGCTCTCTACTCCAATGGGGGAAATTGCGAAAGCACTAATTAAGGACGGTGGTAAACTTGGTGTCTCTTCAAGAGGCATGGGTTCACTGGAGTCTAAAGGCGGTGCAAACTATGTGAAAGATGATTTTTATCTTGCCACTGCGGCAGATATTGTTGCAGACCCTTCTGCACCTCAGGCCTTCGTTGAAGGTATCATGGAAGGTAAAGAGTGGGTTTGGGATAATGGAATCTTGAAAGAAGTAGAGATTGCAAAAATCAAGGATGAGATCAATGAAGGTGTAAGACGCAGAAACGATAAGGTTTCCGCACTTGCGTTTGCAAAGTTCTTGTCAAAACTTTAATCATTATAAATATGTTAAGATAACAACTCAAGGAGAAAATCCCAATGTCAGATCTAGACAAGACAATTGAGGAACTCGAAGCAGAAGTTCAGGCGGAACTTGAAGAAGCCGCTCAGAATGCCCCAACAAAGGGTGCTGCTAAGGGTGATCCAATGGAAAAAGTAGAGGGTGAAGTCCAAGACTTGGGTGGTGCCGGTGCTGATACACCACAAGAGAAATCTGCTTCGCATAACAATGCGGCAAAAGCAAAAAAGGTTTCTGGTGATGCACAACAGAAAGGTGCTGCTGGAGAACAGGGCGGTGAACCCACTGCGACTAAAATCCAAGAACCTCTTGCTGCTGGTGTAGAAATAGACCATGACGGAGAGGAACTAGAAGAAGCTCGTATGACTAAAGAGATGATGAAGGCAGAAATGCAGAAGAAAATGGAAAGCATGAAAGCCCAAGACCTCAAGGCTGCATACGAAGCAATGTGTAACGGTGAAGGTTACGGTGCAAAAGAAGAGGAGTCAGTTGACGAATCTACTCTTGAAGACCGCCTATCATCTGTAGATGTCTCTGAAGATGTTTCTGCACTTACTGAAGGTGAAGAACTATCTGAAGAATTCAAAGATAAGGCTGCTACAATTTTTGAAGCCGCTGTCAAATCTAAACTTCGTTCTGAAGTCGAAAGAATTGAGATGTCAAAAACTCAAGAAGTCGCTGAAGAAATCAACAGAGTTCGTGACGAGTTGACTGAAAAAGTTGACAACTACATGAACTATGTCGTAGAAGAGTGGATGAAAGAAAACGAAATTGCAATTGAAAGAGGTCTCAAAGGTGAGATTGCTGAAGATTTCATTTCGGGTCTTAAATCTCTATTTGAAGAACATTACATTGATGTTCCAGATGAGAAGTATGACCTTCTAGGAACTCAGTCTGAAAAGATTGATGAACTAGAGTCTAAACTCAATGAACAGATTGAAAAGACTGCTGCTATTAAGGCACAGAATGACAAACTGATTCGTGAGTCAGTCTTTGCAGAGGTTTCTTCTGACCTTGCTGATACAGAGGTCGAGAAGTTTAAGTCTCTTGCAGAGGATGTTGATTTTACTGATGAAGATGCTTTCAGAAGTAAACTCGACACGCTTAAGGAAAGTTATTTTCCAAAGGCAACCACTATCGCTGAATCTGTAGACACTGAATCTGACGGTTCTGATGCCTTCGATACAACTGGTGCAATGGCCGCTTACATGGCTGCGATCAGTAAAAATGTAAAGCGAGCTAATGAGAAATAAGGTGAAAACCATATTTTTTATAAATATTATTAGAAAAACTCAATAAGGAGAAACTACAATGTTCCAAACAGAACATCTACAGGAAAAGTGGCAGCCAGTCCTAGAGCACAATGATCTTCCAGAGATCAAAGACTCTTATCGTAAGGCTGTAACCACAGTAATCCTAGAA